TGTTTTAACAAAAAAAGGTAAAATTTTATATGAGCAATTACAGCAGTCTGAGCAATCTAGTGAAGGGAAAAAAGTTATTGAAGAGAATACAGCAAACTATGCCTTTGGTGGAGATGTTGAAATATCAGATATTACCGCTGAACAACCTGGTTACATAAGTAAAGAAAATTTAGAATCATTATTTGCAGATGCTGATTTGAAACCAACGCAAGGCGAACAGATGCCAGAAGTACAGATGGCAGGTTTGTTTGGTAAAGCACCTTTATGGGGTGTTGCCGCGGTTGATAAAGCAAAGATGTTGTTACAACAATTTACCAAAAACGAAAAAAGAAACATGGACAATGTGGCAAACAAAATTGGCACAGAAGAAGAAGTTTTATCCGCAGTAGATGATATTCTTGATTCTGACATAATTAGTGAGAGCACAGCGGTTGGAACACCAAAACAAAAGAAAACAATTATTGATTCGCCAGAAGATGCTGAGTCTGTGTTTTACTCGGGCCTTGAGGCGCGGCTCATGGACCCTAACACGCCAGAGACTTTTGAATCCACAAAGAAATTTTATGACTTCCTTAATAAAAAGGGAATAGGAAAAGCAGAGATAGAGGACAATGCTCTTTTAGATTTTATTCAAGTAGCAGAAAAAAATGGTCTTCCTATCACTACAGCTGATGTTTTAACAATTGTCCGTAAAGCACCTCTACGTAAAATAGATAATGTTACGTATGGGGAGGCAAGATATGGCGGTGATAAACCAGCTAAGTATCCTGGCTATCAAGAAACTGGTGCCCTTCCTGGCACATACCGAGAAGATGTTATGTATTTGCCAGCAAAAGATTTACCTCTAGATCCTGATGCGTTGCCCCCTGGCGGTGCAGCTCATGACTTTGGTGAGAGGTACGTGATCGGGTGGTCGCGGCTCACGGACCGTAAAGCAACAGTACCTATAGAAAGAACAGGATCAGGTATTCAATTAGCAGCTGACCTTGCTAGTCTTCGAACAATTAGAAAGAATCAAACAAAACTTTACAATCAACTATTAGGATTAGAAGCGTCTGCGGTAAGAAGATTAGACCGAGATGGTTTGATAGAATTAGATGATGTTGATAATTTAACACGAGAAGAAATGAAAAACGTGTTGAATGAAGCTGATAACATGGCAAAGCTAAGAAGTATTGATGAAGCTTTAGAACAACAAATCTTGCAATTTAGAATGAAACTTGAAGAAGACAGGCTTAAAATAATTGATTTAGAAGCCGCAACAAAAGGTAAAGGTAAAACAATTGTTACTTTTGCGGATGAGATACAATCTGATGTATTACAAAATGCAAAACGATATGAAGAAAAGTTACGAGCAGCACTAGGAGATCTACTGGATGCCTCTCCTGCTGAGCGACGTGAAGCAATTAGAAGTGCAAGCTACAGTGATGAGTTGAGAGATGTTAATCCTGAAGTAGCACAGTTCTATGTAGATAACAAAACAGTCTTTAGACCGTTGTTCAAATCAGACGTAGAGATGCAACAGTTTATTACTAAGTTTCAAGAAAACAAAAAAGTATTTGAAGAACTAGCGGCAGCAGGCACACGCCCTGATAAAGAGTTGGTAACAAAGGCCAATGAAGCAATGGCGGTAGAGAAGAAAATGCTAGAGGAATTACAAACGGTCATTAGTGAAAATGCAATGAAACAATTGTATCCAAACGTACCGTTTAAAAATAGATCAGAATGGGGCGAAGCTTTAATCAAGAGAGACTTAGAAAAAGCGGCTAACTTACTATACCGTAAAAAGATACCTGATGCAGCCGAGTGGTATGCGGTATCACCCGCTAAATTTATTCAAAAAAGATACGGTCAATCAGGAGGCACCGCTACTCCTATTGATCAACGAACCAAGGACATGAAAGGAATTGGAACAGAAGAGTTTTATGGAGGGCCTAATAGTGTGGATCCAAAAGGAAAACACTACACATCTGTTATAGAAAAAGCATTAAAACGAGCAGCAAAAGAAAATAACTCCGAGTTTAAGATTATCAAAGTAGATGGTATAGGAGATGTTTTTGCTGTAAAGATTACACCAGAGATGCTATTACCACATAAAACACATAGAAAAAAAGGAGGAGTGGTGTATACTCCCGAAATAATTGATATATTTGAGGCAGCATAATGGCAATTGATAGACCTATTGGATTTACCCCAGACCCACCTCCGTTCCCTGAGGAAACGGAACAGATGGCACAAAACGTTGTTGACATACAAGTAGCAGAAGTAACTCCTGATGTTGAAATGATGGATGATGGCTCTGCTATCGTGGGTGAACAAACACAAGAAATACCTACTACATTTGATATGAACCTAGCAGAAGTGCTAGACGATCAACAACTAAATTTAATTTCTAATAATCTACGTGAAGCATTTGAAGAAGACAAAAGCTCGAGAAAAGATTGGGAAGATACTTACAAAAAAGGATTAGACCTTCTTGGATTTAGATACCAAGAAAGAACCCAACCATTTACAGGGGCGAGTTCCGTGACTCATCCAATGTTGTCCGAGGCTGTTACACAATTTCAAGCACAAGCGTACAAAGAATTACTACCACCAGGTGGCCCTGTTAATACACAGATTCTTGGTCAGGTAACAACCGCAAAAGAAGAACAAGCACAACGTGTAAAAGATTTCATGAACTATCAGATAACGTACAACATGGAAGAGTACGATCCTGATTTAGATTCCCTATTATTTTATTTACCACTATCAGGTTCAGCTTTTAAAAAAGTTTATTATGATGAAGGTTTAGGTAGACCAGTTTCTAAATTTGTACCAAGTGATGATTTGTATGTTCCTTATCAAACAACAGACTTTCCTTCTTGTGAGCGTGTAACACACGTTATTAGAAGAACAGAAAACGAAGTTAGAAAACTACAAGTATCAGGAATGTACCGTGATGTAGACTTGTCCGTTAACACGGATGAAACTGCATTACAACAAGCAGAAGATCGTATATCAGGTGTAAAAAAATCATATCAAGAAAACTTGTACGAATTGTTAGAGATGCATGTTGACTTGAACATAGAAGGTATTGACAGCGAAGATGGAATCAAAGTTCCTTACATTGTTACGATTGATAAGGGGTCATCACAAGTATTATCTATTTACAGAAACTATCGACAGGATGATCCAGCACAAAACAAAATACAATATTTTGTCCACTATAAGTTTTTACCTGGGTTTAGTTTTTATGGCTTTGGTCTTATCCACATGCTCGGGGGATTATCGAGAACTGCCACAGCAGCCCTTAGACAACTTCTTGATGCAGGTACACTGTCCAACCTCCCTGCTGGTTTTAAAGCTAGAGGATTGCGAGTTAAAGACGACGATACGCCCCTCCAACCAGGAGAGTTCAGGGATGTAGATGCACCAGGCGGAAGTTTGCGTGAAGGATTATTACCATTACCATACAAAGAACCAAGTGGTACTTTATTTCAACTACTAGGTTTTTGTGTAGAAGCAGGAACAAGATTTGCAGCCATCGCTGATCAAAAGATTGGTGACAGTGTAGCGGCAAACGCACCTGTTGGAACAACCATGGCGTTAATGGAACGTGGTGCGAGAGTCATGAGTGCTATACACAAAAGACTACACTACGCACAAAAAATAGAATTTAAATTATTATCAAAAATATTTGCAGAATCACTTCCACCTTTCTATCCATACGAAGTTGGAAACAATGCAACACCAAGTTTAAAAGCAGAAGACTTTAGCCCAGAGATTGACATTATTCCAGTTTCTGATCCTAACATCTTCTCCATGGCACAACGTGTTACGTTGGCACAAACACAATTACAATTGGCACAAGCAGATCCTGCTTCACACAACATGTATGAGGCTTATCGAAGAATGTATCAAGCGCTAGGGGTAAAAGATATTGATGTTATTTTACCAGCACCATCTGAACCACAACCACTTGATCCATCTGTAGAGAATGCAAATGCTTTACGTAACGCACCACTAGTTGCTTTTAGAAATCAAAATCAATTAGCACACATTGATGCACACCGAGCGTTCATGTCATCTTATTTGGTAAAAAATAATCCTCCTACTATGGCAATTTTACAAGCTCACATCGTAGAACACATTGGATTGCAGGCAAGAGAGGAAGTTGAGGAAGAAATGGGTCCAGCAATAGAGCAACAAGCAGCACAATTTGGTGGTCAATTGCCTCCTGAACTACAAGCAAAGCTTCAAGAAGAAATTGAAAATCAAGTTGCAGAAAAAATTGCTCTTATGACAGAAGAAATGGTCGCTGAAGAGCAAGAAATTTTAGCAGCAGAGGGTCAAGATCCATTAATTGCACTAAAACAACAAGAAATTAACATCAAAGCGGAAGATTTAGAGCGAAAAGCAGCGATGGATGCGGGTCGATTAGGTATTGATCAACAAAAAATACAACAAAATGCAAAATTAACGCGTGAAAAGATAGATTCACAAGAAGATATTGCACAATTAAGAGCAAATGTTAATCTCAAGAAGGCAAAAGAGCCTAAAAAAATAGATGAAAAAAGGGATATACGTTTTGACAACTAAAAAAGAAACAGCTGATCAAAAACTTGCTCAATATTTTGAAGGTTTAATGAATATTGTGGAAAAATCTTCACAATCTAGTGAAGATAAGATACTATTAGGCGGAGCAATGATGAGTGTTGCTAGAATATTGTATCATGATGAGCTTGGTAAACATGATGGTAATGCTCTTTTTGATTCAAACACCGTAGATTTTATTGAGTTGATAAAACCTACAATACATTAGGAGATAATATGGCATTAAATAACCCAAAACCAAAATTTATAAACGGATCATTGTATCCAAATGCTAAAATGACCCCTACTACTGATTATGATGCATATGCAGGACCAAATGTTAATAAAACTTCTATTTTATCAACTGCAAGTGTATCTATACCAGGTCCTAAAGTTAAACAAAACTTAGGCTCAGGTCCAAAAGGTCAAAGAAGCAAAGAACAAATTAAAAAAGTAAAGTTTAAAGGTTTATTTTAAGTATAAAATAGGATAAATTTTCGTTTTAATAAAGGAGGTAGTATGAATCTACTGAAAGATCTATGGGCTCACTTGAAAGAGTGGTCAGACTGGAAAATGAAGGACTGGATAAAAGCGGGTATCGTCGCTATTATCGTTTTGATCATCATTGGTCAGTTAACTGGAGGAGCTGCTTAGACTATGGTCTGGCAACTCTTAGCGAAACCCTTACTCGGCGTCGCCACTGACGCAGTTCGTGGCTTCGTCGAGACCAAAAAACTGAAAGGTGAAGTTAAGATTGCTCAAATTAAAGCAGAAAAGAAAAAGCAAGAAGACATAGCGGCAGGAAAAATTAAGTGGGAGGCAGCAGCTGTAGATCAAATGAAAGGGTCGTGGAAAGACGAACTAATTTTAATTTGCCTACTGGCGCCTGCAATTGCCGTTTTCGTGCCTGGTTGGACACCACATATAAAAGCTGGGTTTGAGGCACTGCACTCACTTCCTGACTATTACAAACATTTATTATATTTGGCCTGCTCAGTTTCATTTGGCGTGAAGGCGGGACCAGCAGCAATGAGTTTATTTAAGAGAGGAAAATAATGGCAAAAAGAAAATTAACTGATTTAAGTGGTGATGGTAAAATAACTCGTAAAGATGTTTTAATTGGAAGAGGAGTTATAAAAAGAAAAAAAGGTGGCACTGCTACAAAACAACTTAGACCAAAAAGAAAAAAATAATGGGTAAACTTTGTGCAAGAGGGAAAGCAGCAGCTAAACGTAAATATGATGTGTATCCAAGTGCATACGCAAATATGTATGCAAGTGCTGTTTGTTCTGGCAAAGTAAAACCAAAAGCAAAAGGCGGTTCTATAAATTTTAACAAACTTTCACAGCAAAGAAAAAAAGTTTCTAGCTACAATCAAGGTGGTGTGGCTAAAGGATGTGGTGCTGTTATGGAGAACAGACGTAAAGTTACAAAGAGAACATAATGTCCCTTAGAGAATGGGTAAAAGAAAAATGGGTGGATATAGGAGCACCAAAAAAAGACGGTAAGTATCAACCTTGTGGTAGAAAAAGCAGTAAAGGAAGTAAAAGAAAATATCCTAAATGTGTACCCTTAGCTAAAGCTAGTAAAATGACAAAAGGTCAAAAAAGATCAGCTGTAGCAAGAAAAAGAGCAGCAGGTAATCCAGGTGGTAAACCAACAAATGTAAAGACATTTACAGCAAGATCAGGTGGTTTAGCGTTGCGTGGTTACGGAGCAGCGATGCGATAATGCCGTTTCGTTCTAAAAAACAAAGAGCATACCTATACGCAAATGAACCAGAAGTTGCTAAAAGCTGGGCAAAAAAACATGGGAATAAGATTGTAAAAAAGAACATGGGAGGGTATATAGAGGTCAAACCAAGAGGGTTTGGAAGAATGTTAAAAAATAAACGACCTACAACAAAGATATATACATGAACATGGATAAACTATTAGCTTCTGTTAAGAAGCATGAAGGGTTTCGAAATAAAGTATATTTAGATACCCTAAATAAAAGAACAGTGGGCTACGGCCACCTGTGTGTAGAGGATCACTGGGAAGATGACAAAGAATATGATGAAAAGTATTTGGAAGGAATCTTAATTCGTGATTTACAAAATGCCATCGAGGGTGCAGAGGATTTAATAAATAATTGTCCTTCTGGTGGTAAAGCAAACATCAGTGATGATGCAAAAATTATAATTATAGAAATGGTATTTCAGCTAGGAAAATCAGGCGTTTCTAAATTTCGCAATATGTGGAAGGCCCTTCAACAAGAGCCACCTCAGTATGATGTTGCGAGTATCGAAATGCTCGATAGTCGTTGGGCAAAACAGACACCTAACAGAGCTCAAGAGATGGCTGAACAAATGAAAGCATGCGGTTAGAAAACTTTTTTACACATTACAAATCACAATTAATTTCTAGACAAAAGCAAGTAGAAGAGGCTATACTAGGAGGACTCTGCAAAACGTGGGATGATTATCGTTATCTCACAGGTAAACTTGCAGCGTTAAAACAAGAAGAACAGGAACTCACGGACCTGCTAAAGAAAACGGAGCGAGATGATGACTAAAACTCTTATAACTGACAAACCTAAACTTGTCGTACCAGATCATGTTCTAAAAGGTCTGAAGAAAAAAATAGATGAAAAGAAAAAAGAACTTGAAAAAGTACCACAACCTGCGGGGTGGCGACTAACTATTTTTCCTTTAAAGCTAGAAAGTAAAACATCAGGTGGTTTACATCTTACGGATGACACAATTGAACAAGCGCAAGTATCTACAAATATTTGTAAAGTGTTAAAAGTAGGTGATCTAGCTTATAAAGATGAAAGTAAATTTCCAACTGGTCCTTGGTGTAAAGAGGGCGATTGGATTATCATTACCAAATATGCTGGTTCGAGAATCAAGATAGATGGTGGTGAGCTAAGGATTATTAATGATGACGAAGTGTTGGCAGTTGTTGATGATCCAAGAGACATACTGCCACCAAATTTAATTTAACATGGAGAAGTCTATGCAACAAGTACAATCACAAAATGACAAAATGGTCCCGATAGATACTTCTGGTGATCCTGTCGACGTGGAGTTGAAAGATGATAATCAAAAAGAAAATGAAACTCCCGTAGTTGAAACTCAGGAAGAAACTCCTGAAGTTGAAGTTGAACAAGTAGAACAACCAACAGAAAAAAAAGAAGAAGAGCTTGAAGAGTATAGCGCAGGCGTTAAAAAACGTATTGATAAACTCACTAAAAAAATGCGTGAGGCTGAAAGACGTGAACAGGCTGCCATTGAATATGCTAAAAAAGTAAAAGAAGAATCAGATAAATTAAAATCTGCTAACGTAGTTTCAACTGATTCAATGTTAGCGGAAAGAGAAAAAGCACTTTCTAATCAAAGAGAGTTTGCAAAAAGAGCATATGAAGCTGCTATAAATGCACAAGATGTTGAAAAGCAAGTTGCTGCTCAACAAGAATTGTCTAGACTTACAATCGAAGATGAACGTTTAAAAGTGTCAAAAGCAAAGGCAATACAACGTAAAAATGAGATTGAAAATCAACCTAAAGAAGACATTAATCAAATTGTTGATAGTCAACCAGCAGCACCAGAACAACCAAGAGACCCTAAAGCAGATGCTTGGGCTTCAAAAAATGAGTGGTTTGGTAACGATAATGCTATGACTTATACGGCTTATGATATACATAATAATTTAATGGAAGAAGGGTTTGACCCAAGGTCCGATGAATATTATACTGAAGTAGACAAACGTATAAGAAAAGAGTTTCCCCATAAGTTTTCAGACGGAGGGGATGTGAACAAGCCAAAGCAAAAAGTTGCTTCGGTTGCACGAAAATCGGCTTCTGGCCGCCGCACTGTGAGACTCACACCTTCACAGGTAGCTATTGCAAAAAAACTTGGTGTGCCACTCGAAGAGTACGCAAAACACGTGAAGGAGGCGTAAATGACTGAGACTAAAATAAACAAAACCTCACGCAAATTAGAAACCCGAGAAAAAGAGGCTCGAAAGAGAATTTGGGTTCCACCTTCTAATTTAGAAGCACCAGAACCACCAGAAGGTTTTCACCATCGGTGGGTAAGGTTCGAGTACCGAGGTACGCTAGATGATAAAAACGTAACAGCAAGACTAAGATCTGGTTATGAACCTGTGAAAGCAAGTGAATATCCCGATAGATTAGATTTGCCTTCGTTATCTGATGGAAAGTACAAAGGTATAATTGCCGTAGGTGGACTTATGCTAATGAGATGTCCGATTGAGGTGAAAGAAGCTCGAGATGAATATTTCGAAGGACTTACCCAAGATCAACAAAAGTCAGTCGATAATGACTTGATGAAAGAGGAACATCCCTCCATGCCAATATCTCAAGAGAGACAATCAAGGGTATCATTTGGTGGTAATAAAAAATCTTGATGGGCAAGGTCTATGTTACCACTGAGTCTAAAGGAGACACATTATGGCTAATATAGATGCAGCATTTGGTTTACGTCCTTACGAAAAATCAGGTGCTAACTATAACAATCAAGGCGTTAATGCGTATCATCTTAACTTCGATGGCTTAACCACTGGTTCAACCAGTAAAATTTATACTGGAACACCAGTAATACCACTAGCTAGCGGATTAATAGATCTACCAGGAAATGCCAATGGCGGTACAGTTCCTTTGTTAGGTGTATTCATGGGTTGTAAATATATTGCAACTGATGGAACTCCAACTTGGGCACCATACTGGCCAGGTTACGCTGCAATTAAAGCGTCAACTGAAGCAACTGCTTATGTATGTGATAATCCAGATGCATTGTTTGTTATCAATGCTGACGGTGCGCTACCTGATAAC